TGCAGATCAAAAGTCAGTTGTGAACTTTAGGGAACATTCAAGAGACGCACTTGCATATGCAATGGCTGACAGAATGGACCAATTAGCATTTCTTACACTAAGTGGTGTTGGATATAACCTTAAGAATAACGGAGCACTAAGAGCTTCTTTAAACTCAGGGCAAAACCTAAACGACTTAGAGTTTTCAAGCAATGTTACTGCACCTACTTCTAATAGACATAGAAGAGTAGATGCAACTAGTGGGTTAGTAGCTGGTGATGTTACTGCTTTAGCAGCAGCTGACAAACTAAGCTATTCAACTATTGTTGATCTAAAAGCATATGCTAAAGATCAATACATCAGAGGCCTAAGAGGCGCAGGTAACGATGAGACATTCCATCTCTTTGTAACTCCGCAAGTTATGGCTGATCTTAAACTTGACTCAGATTTCCTTGCTAACGTAAGGCAAGCTGGTATTAGAGGACCACAATCAAGCTTGTTCTCTGGTTCATCAAGTTTAATGGTCGATGGTATTATGATTCACGAGTTTAGACACGTGTTTAATACTACTGGTGCTACATCTGGTACTTCATCAAATGCAGGAGCTGCTGGCTATAAAGGCGGTGCTAATGCGGATGTGAACTATTCAAGATGTTTATTCTGTGGTGCTCAATCATTAGCTATGGCTGATATTGGTATCCCTGAAATAGTTGAAGATACATTCGACTACGGAAACCAGAACGGTATTTCAATTGGTAAAATATTTGGTCTTAAGAAGCCTAAGTATCATTCAGATGTCACAGGACAATCTGAAGACTTTGGTGTTATTAGATTAGATGTAGCATACTAATTGTGGTATATTTTATGGGTGGCTTTTAGAGTCACCCATATTTAAGGAGTAAAAAGTATGTGGATTATTTCAAACGAAGACAAGTCAGTCGCTTCAACTTGGGGCGCAGTTATACATTTAAAAGCAGGTGAGCCAAGACAAGTTGGAACTGAGTTAGGTTTATTATGTTTACAAGAAGGATGCACAGAAGTGCAAGAGTCAGAGGTACCAGCAATGGAGCCTGCTCCAGTAGAAGAAGTTGTAATAGAAGATATGCCAGGAGTAGAAATTGCAGAGACAGTTGATTCTCCAGACTTTGAAAGTATGACAAAAGTTGAATTAGAAGAGTATGGTCGTACTATTGGTATAGAATTAGATAGACGTAAAAAGAAGTCAGCTTTAATTGAAGAATTAAAAGCTGTTTAATAGGATAGAACATGGGCACACTTACAGGCGCTAATATAATTACAAGAGCGCAAGACACTTTGCAAGATACTACAAGTGTTAGATGGCCTGAGGCAGAACTGCTTAGGTACATAAATGATGCACAAAGAGAAATTGTAAATATTAGGCCCGAAGCTTCTGCTCTTACAGATAACGTACAATTAGTTACAGGTACAAAACAAACACTACCAACTAATGGGTTGCGGTTAATTAAAATTACTAGAAATATGTCTGATGCCTCTGGCGGTGCTACAGGCGCTAGAGCTATAAGAATAGTTAGCGCGGATATTCTTAATACACAAGAGCCAGATTGGAATAACCCAAGTGTAAGCGGCGATGCTGCACATGGTACTACAGTCAAACATTATATTTTTGATGAGGATGACCCAAGAAATTATTATGTGTATCCAGGGGTTGCAGGAAATGCGTATGTAGAAATTGTCTATTCTAAATCTCCTACAGATTTAAGTAGCGCAAGTTCTACCATAGATGTAGATGATATTTATGGTAATGCAATTGTAGATTTTGTTTTGTATAAAGCTTATATGAAAGATGCAGAATATGCTTCTAACAGCCAAAGAGCTACTTCGCATTTTCAACTCTTTGCTGCTAGTCTAGGCCAAGGCGCTGGGGCACAAGCTTTACTAAGCCCAAACAATGACACGGCACAACAGCAACCTGCCATCCCAATGAATAGAGGTTAGCCATGGCTAGCTTTTCCTCTTTAATAAAAGAAATTCTACCTTACGTACCTATGTGTCCTGATTCTCTGGTAGAGTCAAATTTACGTTCAGCTACTATAGATCTTTGCGAAAGGTCAAAAGCCTATGTGCATGATATGGACCCTTTTAATACTGTGTCAGGGGTTTATGAATATGATTTTGATATACCTGTTGGGACTGAAGTACACCAAGTGTTGTTAATGACAGAAGATGGTAATGACTTAGATCCAATAAGCCCAAGAAGTTTAGAACTAAATTACCCAGACTGGAGAAATAGAACAGGCAGTCCTCATGTGTATTTACAAAAGTCTTCAAGTTTATTTTGGCTAGTGCCAGTGCCTAGTGGGTCTAAAGAAGTTATAGCAAGCCTTGCTCTAAAGCCTACAAGAACCAGTAACAATATAGATACAGCTTTCTCTAATCATTATAGGGATGCAATTATATATGGAACATTATATAGATTACTTCGTATACCAAGCAAAGAATGGACAGATGTAGGAGCTGCTAGAGAATACCTTGCACAATTTAATTTAGAAACACAACAAGCAGAACTCCGAGCAAGAGGTGGAGACCTTGGTGTGAAAAGAACAGTAAAATACAAAGGAATAGGAAGGCCAAGGAGGCGCTATGGAAGATATGGAAGGGAGATCGACTACTAATGACTTTGTTAAGCCATTGCTTACAGACATACGTTCCACGTGGAACACTATAAAGCCAGGCTTAGAAAGTATATTAAAAGACAATCCTAATTTAACTTTTATTCCTGAAGATGTTTACAGCGAGTGTGTAAACGAAAGAGCGTTTTTGTTTACCTCTCCAGTCGGGTTTTTAGTGCTGACTGTGAAGACAGACCAGTTTACAAAAGACAAGACATTGTATATGTGGATAGCGTATACTTATAAAAAGGGCGGGCATGAATGGTTAGCCCACGAAGACTGGATTGAAGCGTTAGCTAAAGAGTCTGATTGTAAATACATAGAGGCGCAGTCTCATGTACCAGAATTAGAATCGTACGCAATAGACAAAGGTTGGGTTTTAGATACACGAATATATATGAGAAAAGTTAAATGAGTAAACCAGATAAACCAAAACAGAGTGAAGCTGATAAAACTAGTGTTGGTATAAGCATAGCTAATAAAAACCATTTTAGGAAAGAATATCTACCAAAGTTAAAAGAAAAAATAGCAACTGGATTTGCAGAAGAGGATACTCTAATGGATACAGCAGAAGGTAGAGCTAATGCAGATGTTTATCAAGCTTTAGGAGATAAACCTATACCAAACCCAACTTCAAACTTAAATTTATA